CCGTCCTTGTCATGCGATGCGATAGATATCAGGCCGCTGTCCTTTATGTTGTCAACGATCTGCTCTTCTATCCTCTGACCGAGATCAAACAAACGCAGCATGCGACCACCAAATGTGGAAGGCAGACACCAACGAAAGCCCATCCACATCTTGTATTCATCGTCATCACCGATACCACTGAACCCAAGGTGACCTCGGTGTCGGTTCTCTTTGTTGGCGATAACTTCATCAATCTGATCAAAAATGGACGCTGACAACATTCCAGTACTTACCCTCCTTCCTTACAGTTATTTGTTTGATATGGCTCATGACCTTGTGATGGTTCACTAGATCCGCGGCGTAGTTAAGATCATACGGTGTCGGTGTGGCTGACTTTGTCAGAGCATTCCATTTCTTGAGCGCCACTATCCCTGCCTTGCCCCGCATCCCCAGCATGATAGGCATGCTCTGTGGCCAGTATTCGCCGGGCGTTGAGAACATCACATTGAGATAGTCGTTGCCGTTCTTAGATGTCTTGATCTGCGCCGACACAAAGTCGATGTTCTTGATCTTCTCAAATTTTTGAGCGGGTTCTTCTAGCTCATCTGAAAGCACCTGACCTTGTGCCGCTTCGCGTGTGGCAGCTGCGTCTTTTTCTTCTTGCTCTTTGCGTTCCTGGTCAAGCTGATCCAGCAAATCCTGCTGACGCTGAAGCATCTGCTCTACGCTGTACCTAGGTTCTTCACACTCCACACAGTTGCTTGCATCCATGTCATTCACTGCGTAACAGTGGTCACACACCCAGATCTTCGG